CCGATTTGGCGTTAGGGACTCCGGGTTTCCTTTCGGTTTTTATTATATGTTTTTTCGGTATAGAACCGGAACCAAAGGCTTCGGGGTCATCCGGGGAACCCAATAATTCAAATTGTACAATATCTCTGGTGGTTTCGTTTGAGACCCCTCCAGCCCAAGCAACTATAGGTTGAGTGAATCTACGACCATTCCACCACTTTGGGTACAAACCAGTTACATGAAAAGCGAGTTCTGCGGCTCCGCAATAACTTTTTCCTATGCGGTTAGCAGCCATTAAGAGCCGTTGGTTAGCAGAACCTCCGGTATCATGAAAGTTCTTCTGATAGGGGTAGGGATCGTAAAGGTCAATCTTATTGAATCTTTCCCTAGTCCTTATCTCACGGGCTATCTCTACAGCTTTTTCAATGGACTGCCTCTCAGCCAAATACACGTTTATGTCTCTTATATGCAGCCAAGTCAGCCGGACGTCCTAACCTCAGGTATAGGTTCCATAGCTTTCTTCTTTCTTTCGCTATGATAGGATAGTCATCCCTAGACGCGATGTCTGCTTGCCTCTCCTTCTCCATTGTCTCCTCAGACTTATGAAAGGGTCTATTCCAACCATGTGGGTCTAGCAAGCCTTCGACTTTTTGAGCCATGCCCAGCGCTGCTCCCGAACCGGGAAGGACTACGTTCGCAAAAAGATTCCCAAGAAACCTACTTCTCTTCTGGTCGCGCCAAGGATCGTTCCAGCCCCTTACAAACCCAAAAATATTTCTGGCATAAGGGTTATCCCCTACATAAAGTTCTGGGCCTGTTAGATTGGTGTTGAGCGTACCCATCAGGCATATCTCCCTAGAAGTCCGCCGCCTTCTTTTTGGGCTAGTGGCATCTGTACTTCTGCTGGCATTTCATCCCACGGGCCTCCTATGGCCTTCTCTTCCAGAGCCTTTATGAACTTATCCCTCATATCATCGGTAATCTTTATGTACCAGAGATCACCTTTAGTTTTATCGTAATCAAGAAAAGCATTTGGAGAACCAGCATCCTCTATCTGTCGGCGCGAATTAACATACCTCTCTGCTTCGTCAGCACTATCGAAATATCGTACAGGGTTTTCAGTTCGCTTATCATATACTGTCCACTCGCCCGGTTTATGACGTTGTGGTTCAACACCAAGAAACTTCTTAGCAAACTTTACCATCTTTTTATCATAGAGATTTAAATGGAATTTAGACCTCTCTGGGAACGCACTTTCCCAGCCAGAACCAAACGCCCTCTTTGCTTGAACATTACCAGCCGCCCAAGCTAGATATTCCTTGTCAGGATCACGTAAGGCTTCCATTAACGCTCGTTTAAACCCAAGTTCATGCCAAGTTTTCTTATAGGGCGCATCGGGAACCCTATTGTTGGATGAAGCCTCAAACGCATCATAAAAGGCATCATTAGGCCGAGTCTCTCCCCCACTATAATAATCAAACTCTCTATTCCATAATTCATCAAGAGTAATATCCGATTCTGGAGCCAATTCCCACTTATCACTTCCTTTCATTCGATATAAAGTAACTGGAGTTCCTTCAGGTAGATTCCTGCGTTCTTGCCAATCCTGAAAGTCTACCATTTCCCACCAAGGCGAAATATCTTCCGATGCTCTACCAGTTCGATAAAGTAAGCTATTTGATCGAACATCTCGCCTTTGCCCGTAATGAAAAGCCTCTTCCACAGAAACTCTCTTTAATTCCATGTCATCAGGTGTCATCATTAGCGGCTGTCGATAACCCTCAGCCTGCCCTTTCTGATGCCAGTTGCTCTGAATTTCTTGGATAATAAGAGCCTTCTTATCAAATAAAAAGCCATCATTTGCTCGAATATGGACCAAGACATTCAGGTCATTAGGCCAATCATGATCTTGGAAGTTTCCAGATCGCCGCGACGGACCCCACGATTCTACTAATTCAGCTACAGAATCTGTTTGAATATTCCTATCAGGCAATCTCAACAAAATCTCTATCGGGTTAGATGAGCCGGTAACATCAAGGTTTAGGCTTTCCCTAGAAGAAAATATAGGGGTTCTAAAATACGGATGCTTTTTGTCGTAACTCTTACCAAGAATTTTCCCATTCTTTGTTAAATACGACGGGGCAAAAGTATGATA